CGTCGCCAAGTGACGTTATTTAATCATCAAAAAAGCGATTAACGCTTCCTTGCGGTTGATTCTCTCCATTTTATCCAGTCACCCATTGAATGATCCTGGTTGTTAGGGTCAAAGTGGGTCTTGTTTTTACCTTGAAGTGGGGTAATAGGAGCCGGTGCGTTAGAAACGCTTTTGGTCTTCGGCTTGGTGATTGATTGTTCGATTTGAGCCAGCTTGATTGTACGTTTGGCCTGAGGGAGAGATAATATTTCATCAGCCTCATCTAGGTTTTCACCCAGGTATTGCAGCACCTTGTGCGAGTTATCTAACTCGATGATTATCGGCACTGTCTGGAAAAATTTATCTCCCAATATTTTCAAGCGCTGAATTGTGTCATCGAAGTCGGAGAACTCTTCTTTTCCTTTGTTGAAAACAATATTGCAAACGTCGGTGTATTCTTTGTCTGAGGCGATTGCTTCGGCCCGCTGTTGGGCCAATTTTTCAATATCAGCAACAGTGAGTTGAGGAGCATCTTCAGTTTCATTCCCTTTCTGGAATGTTGCCAGTTTGGCCATTAAATCTTCTTTTTCCCTGCGTAGAAGAGCCGCTTCATTACGCGCCTCGTATTTCTCCGCAGTAATTTTATCTATTCGCGTCTGCCATCCAGGAGCCTTATCAGGCGACTTCTTTGCAGTTTCAGCAGCTTTATCAGCTTCGCTATCGCTACTTTCATCTGTTTCTGTTGCCTCCTCGGCTGTATTTTTCTCCACAATCTCGTGTTGGGAGGTAGATTCTTCGGTCTTTGTATTATCCTGCTGAACTTCTTCAGTATTTTCGGATGTAGCGTTTTCGTCTGTCATAGATTCCTCTAAGTTAATTTTCCCCGCTGGTACGCAACGGTACGGTCAATAAAAAAGGCCCTCATAAAGGACCTAGATGGATAAAGATGGGTAGAACGGTATAGTTAATGGGCGGTCGCAGACATTGGTCTCACTGAGGTATCATTCCCTTGTGGAAGCGTTTTATCTAACAGGAGGGCTTCAAAAATGGCCTCCTTGGTCGATTCAGGGTAATTCCCCTTCAACATCTCGGTTAAAGCGGCACGAGCTGCTGGAATAAAAACGCTCCATTTCCGGTCTACGTACCATTTACGGTTAGGCCAAATCTTGTGGAACGTATTGTCGCTGCTCATCTCTTCGAATATTTCGTGAGCCATTTCAACAGCAGTTTTTTTGATCATCTTATGGACGAGTTTAGCCATTTTGTTCCATTGGTTGGGGTTGCGGTTGCGGTTGACTTTCTGTTTCAGGAGCTGGCTGCGTCATGGCATTTGCCGCTGGCAGCTGCGCCGCATGTTCCTGCATCGCGAGATCATGTAGAAAAATGGCACTGTCTTTAGGAGTGACCATGTGTTTTTCCAGCACGTTCATGCGTTCTGTAATGGCTTTGTAAGTATCGATTTCTTTCTGAGCTTGTTCGGCTTTCAACTGCATTTTTGCTGCAGCCAACTCATCAATCATTTTGTTCATCATCTGGTTTTGTTGCTGCATTTGTTGCTGCATTTGTTCAACTTCAGGCGGCGCACCTTCACCTTTCGCTTGCGGTGGTACTAGCCTTTCCAGTCGTATTGCAATCTCATCTGCACCCGGGAAATCAGCATTCTTGAACATCAGATCACCGATAACGCCCATCATTTGCGGATTCTGAGAGGCGATCTGAGTGAACGCATTAAACGCTTCCTCGCGGCGTGTTGCATAACCTGGTCCCACATCGACCATTACGTCGTATTTGCCAACTGCTGGGTTAAAAATTGCATAGTCGATTTCTTGGCCCTGTTTCTGCATAACTTCTTGATATGCTTGCTGCGCTTTGGGATCGACCTGGATCATAGTGCGATCACCATTCTCCGCCATGATATGCATGATACGTTGGGTGTCATATATATGAGGGATCAACCCTACGAGAATCTTACCCGTATGACGTATGCCAATGGCTAAGTTGTCTGTGTATTGGTAATTAGCCACGTCGCCTTGTCTTTGGCGCTCATTTATGGCCTTACCTGACGTTTCATTAGATTTCTGGCCGAAATTCGCTTCGTACTGCCCGGAGACCATCATCATCTGACGTTCAGCGACCTGCATCGCTTCGAGGTATCCTGTTGCTTGCGTAGGAGCTTGCATCCGTACTGGCGCTGGTATTGGTGCGCCATCCTCATTAACGTGATTGTATGGCAACACCGCATGGTTAACTGTATTCGCAGTCTCCCAGTATGTTTCCTGCCCCTCAATCGCCTGAGCTGGAGCGATAAATGGGATTTTTGTCTGTAATGCGACCTGCTCAACGGCAGAAGAGGCGAAATAATTGTACATCCGTTGGGGATCTTTTAGAGCACGTGTGTGCCCTTTACGATCCAACTGGCCATCGATAACTTTCTCGTTTCCGATGATCGTTACAATCGGAATGTAGCGACCTGGGAATGTTCCTTTCTCAACGACCTCTTCGCCGATAATGAGGTATCGTTTCACCTCATCTTCGTAGACAATCCGATATTTTGTCGCAGGGTCATCAGCAGCCGAAGCCATGAATTTTTTAAGTTCTTCCGGCACCTTACTTTCGCGAACTACCTCTTTCTCCCCTGTTTCAGGGTTAGTAAACGCTATTATTCGGTCTTTTTTGGGCACTAGACAGAAATACTCGGCCACTCTCACGTAATCTCGTGTCAGCCACCCATCTCCATTTCCTAGGGCTGCGTTGCCCACTTGGTCCTTATGGTCGGGGTATGCGTGGTTAAATTCTTCCCTAGGCATGTTGTCAAAAACGAATGCAAAACGCATGTCAGATTTGTCTTTTTCCTGGCAGTCTGGATCGATAAATATGTTCAGTGGGTTAGTAACCGGCCGGATAAATATTTCCTGGTCAAAGCTGTCATCGCTCGAATAATCGGTAACGACTCGCCAGTATCCTATACCACCCTCAACCATAAACTCTGTTGCGGTGTCGTAGGCAGTAGCAGCATTAGAATTATATTCAATATGCCTAATGACGCCGTCCCAGATTTTCGCTGATTCGTACGTTGCCTCGTCTCCTACAGGATATACTTTAACCCGAGGGGTATTCTGTTTGGCTTCATTGATAATCTGTAAATTATGCTGTTGCGTCTTATTGATAGTCAGGCACGGCCGCTCATTAATGTCCCGATTACGCCTGATATCATTAGGCCACTGGTACCCGTTATCGCTGTCCGCATTGGAGAATTTCATATCCTCCAGAAACATTTTACGAGCGTTACTTTCCCAGCTCTCACACAGCCTGAACCGTCTCTTAGCCTCGGACAAAATCTTTTCATCCCCAGTAAGAAATTCTTCGGTATCGAGGTCAGCCATTATTTATTTTCTGTTTTTTTGTTAGGTCCCCATCCAATTAGCGTTAGCAAGGGTTCCATTTTTGGATATTTCTATGGTTTTAGTCCGTAACTGGACCTCCTTTTTAGGGGCGACAGGTTCGGCGAATGTAAGGGCTACTGCGTCCCATTCATCTGGGGAACGTATTCCCTTGCTGCGCATCTCTTCTTTAGATTGCAGGAGTAGTTTGCTGTTCATGTCATATTTATATGATGGAGCACACGCATCGGCCTGCAGGGCATCTGTATCGGGTATTGAAACACCCATAACATCAGCCAACCACTCTTTGGATCGCATCCACATCTCGGCTCTGCGGTTTCTAGGACCGCCGCTTTTGTTACATTCCTGCGGTTCGCCGCCAAAATTTATAGCTCTCACCAGGGTAGAATAGGGCTCACCCCAACTACGCAGGATGTCCACCACACCGGCACCTACGCCGCCAACGTCGATAAAAACCCTGGCAGGCTTGTCACGGTCTATTACCGTTTTGACCCAGTTGGCTCCAGTGACGACGTCAATTTTATGTTGACTCTCTATTTTTGGGATTTTCCGGCCAGTACGCCAAGCAATGCTAAATCGGTCATCTCCGTAGCGGGCTGGGTCAACACCAAGCACCAATGGTCCAACGCCGTTACCCTCAATGATATTTTTCCTGGCTTTCAGCACCAGATCAGCAGGAATGAAACTGTCATGCCCCGTGAGCTGAAATGCTTCAGCAGATGTCGCAGGGTATTCCTGCTTGAATAGGAGCGGGTCACCTAACTCGGTGATTTTGTTCCTTCTCCACGCCATTTGATCCAGCGTGAGTTTGTAAGCGGTGCAATATTCCTGTTCCTCATCGGTTAATGAGAGGTCCGGATCCGCCTTGCGGGCATATTCTTCTTGCCAAAACCACGGAATAAAAATGGCCTCGTATTCTGAGGCCCCACTTTCCGCTTCTTGCCATTTCTCACTGAAAAAGTTGCCGAATCCGTTGGCAGTGCTCTCCAGTATAATTTCTGTATCGGGTAAATCAGGGATAGCCTGTAATACGCCAGCTACGTGTGTGTCTGCGTGCGGCCAAAATGCTACTTCAGAGCCATGGAATAATTGTATTGTCTGGGAGCGTCCTACAGCTTTCGTACGAGCAGTCCCGACCTTGTAACCGCTATCTAATAGGTCAAACTCTAATTCACGCGCATTCGAAGCGCCAGTGTGGGGTTTGATTAGATCAGGGCAGTACTCGTGGTACCGATTTGCCATATTAAACAGGTTAATAGTGGCCTCATCCTCATGTGTTAGGATAAATACCCGGTAGCCTCTTGAATGCGTGACTTTATGGTAGAAACGGGCACCTACATATGTAGAGCACCCTTGTTGCCGACCTTTAAGAATCAACGCCCGAACTTTGCCAGTACGCCGTTTCTGATCCTCTAACCGCTCATGTAAATATAACTGTGCTCTGTTTAGAGAAAGCTCCTTAATCTGCCCAGCTTTGGCTCTAATCCGTAGGCATCTTTCGGCATAGTGAATGAAATCGTCCTTTAGAATCTGCCTAATGCGTAGCTCTTTTTCAGACCAGCTCATTTAGCGCAGCTTCGTGGTTCGTGGTCTCAACTTTGGCTTCGACCGATGACAATCTTGGATGAATATACGGAGCAACGCTACGAGCAGCATCAAGTCTACGCTCAGGTGATTCCTCAATATCGCGCATAATCTGTAGCATGTATTCCACCGGAGTAAGACCGTTACCAAGCGCAGCCATGGCAATATGCATAGTTTTTAGGTTAGGACTTCCGGGTTTACGCCCAGCTCCCACTCGTTTTCCGCCTGCATTACTCATAGTTTATATTTTTTTTATTTTACATTGATGGGATTAATCGGTAAGAATCCCGCTCCATTTTTTCCATTAACCAATAAGGAGCAATTATGAAATCTCTCTCATTTAAAGATCTGAATCGTCGCAAAAACGACCTAGTCGAAAAACTAAAATGCAATCCTGATTACATCCAACTACAGAAAGTAGAAGGCGCGATGAGTTTGGTTTCTGAAATCGGCCAAACCATGCAGGATGAAAAATCCACTGTGGGCGTCCCTTTATCAGATAAAGAGTTATATTTAACTGCTATCGATGATTATTTTCATACATATGGACATTCACCAGTTACAACAGCAACATTAGTTGAGTATTTAGCTGCTAATGATATGACAATTACAGGAGAGCGCCCCACATCTTCGTTGACCAACATGTTGCGGACGCAGAAAGATAAGTATCAGTACGATAAGAGGTCTAAAATGTGGTCACCAGTTTCTGAACACCACGGACCATACCAAGCATAGTTAAGCCAGTAATTATTAAGGCCAGTAACTGTAATTACTGGCCTTTTTTATTTCTTGTCTTTCTTGCCGTTTTTCTTCTCGACGCCTTTTATTACGCCTTTATTCTTACTGGCGTAAAAGACCTCTTCGCCCTTTTTATCGCCGTATTCTTTATCCATAGACTTCTTAATCTCTTTGCCTTTTTTAGTTAGTGGCATTTCTATTCTCCATTATTCGTTTTAAAGACCAAAGTCGCCATTGAATGGCGGCACGGTAACTCCTTCTACATCATGGTAGATGAGCAAAATTAGACATAGGCCCATAACTCTCATCAGTGATGAGCTCCGGAGTGTCATCAATCCAGATATCAACAGCAATATTTTGTGATGCAGCAAATGGTTTTTTTGCCTGATGCGACGTATAAAATACTCTGCACGGCATGTCATCGATAGGCGCTGAGGGGAACCGCAGCGTAATGCAAATTACGTGATGTCCCGCCTCATGAGCTTGTTTTATAAACTGGTCCCAGAAGGGTTTATCCAGCGCATAGGTATTGTCGTAGTCTAATGCTATCCGCATTTAGAAATCGGCGCTAATTGCCACAATGCCACCACCGGTACTGTTACCAGCCTGTAATTGTGTTGCTTGCCCTGCGGTTGCAGTCACGGCACCAACCACGGTAGCCTCGGTTGGGGTACATGTCCCAGCAGCGAATCCGGCACCAACAGCAGTAGCTGTACCAGCAATGTTAAATTTCAGGGTTCCCGCTGTAACTGTCACAGTCGGAGCTTTATACATAGTTACAGGCAATGGAATCACAATGGTCTGTACATTAGTCGCCGAGATCATACCATTTGCAAAAACAGCGCTTGAACTGGCTGCTTCTGTGATCTGGTAGAATGTCCGTTGACAGTTGTTTAACTCAATGTCAGGAGACCTTTTTTCAAAGGCACTGGCATATGTTGCAGCGGTGGCCTGTGTTGCAACAGCATTTACCGCCTCTAATTGAATTCCGCTAAGCTGGATGAAATCGGTAGTGGCTGTCCCAACAGGCGTATAGCTAAATAATACGCCTATCTGAGTCGCAGTAACGGGGATCACCCCTACTACATAGTAACGCACCCACCCGGTAACTAAATTAACGGAGGTGACAGCGTTTGCAGTTGTCTGTCCAGCCCATGCAGCAGCTACCATGTTAGCGGCTGTGTCGTTAGTGCCTGTCCCGGTATAAATTAATGCATTTAACTGACCATTAGCAGCAGAAAAACCACCGCCTGGCGCAGCATAGAACGACAATATAACAGTCTGTCCTTGTAGGCCCACACTACGATTTGTCTCAAGCACTTGCCCCATTTTAATAGGATTAACGTCAGCGTTTGTGTTTCCGCGTCCGAATTCTAATGCCTGGCTAAAACCTGTAACTACGGTCACAGGTTGACGAGATACACTTATACTAGACCCTGAGGAACCAATATTGAACCATCTGTCGGCCAAATAGGTAGAGGTATTTGTAATACCAGTCAGAGATGTGCCGCGTTGAAATGGATTTGTTGTAAAATCACCGCCATCCAATACGTTGCGATAGGTAACCCCAGCACCGCTAGCGCCGCGAGTAAATGCAGCAATTTGGTTAACGCTGATTGCCTCTGTTTGGGGAGTTAGACCCGCTGTAAGTTGTGTGTTTGCCTCAATTAACTCTGCACCAGTAAGAGCGCTAGAAGTTGTAGGAAGACCATTAGTAGAAAAACCTGCCATTTTTTTGTTCCTTTATCATTTTAGACATAAAAAAAGCGCCACTAAGGCGCTATAATATTTGTTCGTTATTTTTTAGTTCAGCATTCCATATCGTAGGAACCAATCTTTGCACGATGCGAACCACGTTCAGTTTCCATGTTGAGGTGCTTCACTGCTTTGCCCATATCGGCTGAAACATCGCCTTTTTTGACGCCACCCATGTGTTTTTCGCCAGGAGCTTTAGGAGTCTTCATGATTCCCTTTATCTCACTGGTTGGGCTCATTTTTCCCATCATCCGGCTGTTTTTATCTGCCATCATCTCACCATCTTTATTGTCGTAACGCATAATTTTATTCCATTTTTTGAATTTGTGATGGGCATAAAAAAACCGCTCACTCGGTTAGGAATGAACGGTCAACTTAAAAACATATGCCAATTTTAATATAAGAAAGCACGTTTTTTGCGCAACGTCAAAGGTTATTTTAGATGGAGTTGATCTTTTTTAGGATGAATTCTAGGTCTTTTTTGTACCAATATTCACAGGTCTTTGGCGGGATTCCGGCAATATATGCTATTTTTCGGTAGCTAATGCCCTTGGCGCGGGCCCAGATGATCTTCTTTCCATAGATAGTGCGGTTATTGTTTCTGATGCCGAGGAAGTTCAGATATTTGAGGCCATCATCCAGGATATCGAGTTGCTTGGCCGTCGCTGATAGACGCATTTTCTCCGGTTCTTGATCTTTCCTATCGTCCAAATCATAGAGATAATCCGGCCAACTGCCCTTTATTTTTAACTTCTGCCGATCAAAATCGGGCAGCATCGCTTCGATTCTGGCCGCCTGTTGCAACAGGTCCTCCAAGTCCTCGACGGTTTCGATGATCATATAGAGTGGGCTATCTCATACCATAGGCGATTGAGCAGATCGGCATATCAGGGCAGAACACGTCAATCCAGGTAAAATTGGCAACACTGATAATAACAGCTAATGCAACCGAGGAGATAAGGACACCTATTACAAAATGCCATTGACAGACAATTCTTGAAACACGCTGCTTTAATTTATTCATTATATTTTCTAACATACGCATCATAGGCCTCTGATTCTCTTGAGTTAGTGGGGTAGGGGTTATTGATTGTTTTGTTCTCGCAATCAGCTTTAGCCAGATGCTCTATAGCTCTGTGTCTATCGCTCTGGAGCCATTCGCGGAATTCCTTCTCATCGGTCCATCCGAGTTCCCAGTAGTATTTCTCAGTGGTGTTATCTTGATATGGACAGACCGTAGTTTTTTTGTCGTTGTGCCATCGTAAGTAGGCAGTGCGTCCAACGTCAAATATGTGACGTAGCCCCGTGGGAGCCTGTAGGTATATGAGCTCGTAGCAAGTGGGTGTAGTCATTTATTTTTCATACGATACGAACGGAAATCTTTCAAACGTGAACCATGCAATCAGATCAGTTTCTTTTTGATCTATATTTACAAAATGGGGACAAACGTGATGGTTTCCCCAACGGTCTCTAACTATCACCGAGGAGCCGGTTAGAGGTTTTAGCTCGCAAAACCCCGTCCAAACATATTTACTATCAGTTGCAGTTTGTAACGGGTTAAACGGATTAGGACGGTAACTCGATTCTATATTTTCCCTAAATCTCTTTTCATCAAATACACTGTACATAGACTTTGCATCCAACAACTGCCGCTCATATTCTGCAGATATTATTTTTTCGTCTCCTGTCGCCTCGGCTAATTCCAGTGCTTGTCGAGCTGACATACGCGGTGTGTCATCAACTTTGAATTCTGTTGTTACGTGTGATGCAGCTGCCCTAGCCTCCCTATCCGCTGCCATAGCCTTCCTATGCTTTGCTACTCGCGCTATTTCTTCTTTAGAGTTCACGAATTCTTGAGCTACGCGCTGACTTTTCTGGGCTTGATTCTCTCTCATCTGCTGATTTAATACCTCTAACTCGGCCAGCGAGCATTTCTGATTGTACTCGGCATAGAGGTCTGGGTGTTTCTCTCTGCGGATCTTGTCAAAGTCTTCATGTGTTGGTTCAAGCCATCTGTCAGTCATAATTATTCCTTATGTTGGGGATTTTGTAACAATTCGTGCAATCTACCCTTAGTACAAGTGGGAGTCATAAGAATTTGGTGCATGAAATCTTGTTTTATCTTTGTCCATTCTTCATGCCTACGCTTCATAGCGATTTTAACTGGGTCTGGATCATTAGGGTCAATAGGATTTTTCAATACGTATGAAGAGATGCTTTCGAGGAAGAAGAGGGGATCGGTATTCATTTTTTCTCTCCGAACTGTTCCATGAATTGTTGCGCATCTAACTGCTGTTTGCGTTTCAAGAACGCTTTCTTTTCGCGGGCTATTTTTTGAAATGGGTGGTCACTAACCCTGCGTACAAAGGTATATCCAGGCCCATCGAACTCTTCTTTCATCAGCCCCTTGTGCTGTAGATAATCGTCAAGCTCTTCCACAATTTCCCCATTTGGACATAAAAAAAGCCCCCGACGTAACTCGGAGGCTCGCTCACGCATGGAAATACATAAGCACAATTTTTACATTGTAATTTCTAATTATCATCGAGAATTTGCGAGTGCAACATTTATTTCTAATGTTGCGCAGTTTGCCTACTAAATGATCTGCGTGGTGCTATTCCTTACACATGACTCTAGATAATCTTGTAAATAGAAATAATCATAGAAAACGTTACCTCCTACTTTCAGGAATTGAGGAGGTAGTCCTTGCCAACGTCTTTTGCGAAGAGTTGGCACCCTAAAGCCAGTTACAATACTGGCTTGATATTCATTGAGGAGGAATTTTGCTTTGGGATTTAAACTTCTGAGCTGAATAGCTTTGTTCGCCAACTTACACAGCGCCTCTGAGTTTTCGAATAGCATGGCTTCTTCCACACCTTCTTTAACATCTTCAAATAACGTCATTTAGATAATGATCCTTAGATAGTCGCCCTGCTTCCTAGTCTGATATACAGAAACAGTCACCATCCGTCCGTTCACGTCTTCTATTTTAAATCTATGACATTGATGGAAGCGCATTTCTTGTTCTTTGGTCATGGCCTGCTCTTCATTATTTCATCGAATGAGATGGGAGTTAATCCAATCCTCTCACATGATACGTTTATATAGCGATAATCTATATAGGGCATAGCATCGTAGGTATAATTTACAACAGCATGATGTAGGTGACCATGTATGTTTCCCTGCCACCTATCGACTGATTCTGGGTGTATGGGAATATGTGACAGCACGTACTTTTTGTATACGGTTACACCGTGCAATTTGGTGAAATACTTCAGATAATCCTCGCTTGGATAGGTGTCATGATTCCCCAGGATTAGGCGTTTGTCACCATTCAGCTCTCCGGCAATCGCTATATTGTGTTTGCCGAAACAGAAATCTCCGAGGTGAAAAACGATATCTTTAGGTCCTACGGTAGCGTTCCACCGCCTAATTATATCAGCATCGTGCTCTTCTATAGTAGAGAAACGCCGGTGCTCCGGCTCCAGGCCGAAATGGGTGTCGCCGATGAAAAATGTTTCAGTCATATTTTTGCTTCAGTTATTAGGGATTTCCGAATAACTGGATTAACATCACATAAGATCCGTGCTAGCTTCTCAACTTCGGCGATAACATACTCAATATTCCGATAAATATCCCCATTGTAATATTTCATACCAAATGACTCCATCCACTAATAATATCTGCTTCACCAGCTGTACATAACATCATGCCCATATTTTCAATATATTTTATTTCTGCATTTATAATCTCTTGCTTTGTTTTTTCCAACTTAGACATACGCCTATTATATTTAAAAAAACAAATTTCGTTATTTATTATGAACTCTTTTTCCATATCGTTGGTTAACTGCTCATACTCATTCATCTCTGGTCCATCCTTATGTAAGGGGTTAGAGTTAATACAGAGCTTTGTATCAAGTGGTGTAATAATAAGATTATCGTTATTTAACAACCTGTTATTGCGACATAGTTATATGTAAGGTGGGATCCAGTCAAATAAGATGGATGATTATCTCTCCTGTGGGATGCGTTAAATGTCTCCGGATGTGTATAGCTAACCGTGGGCATATAGGATATTTGCCGTTTAGCATTTTTCCGACGTAATCTGTCGAATAGCCTATGCATGTAGCCGCGCGTGATTTCCAATATCTACCGGGGAAAGCCGTTTTGCATAGATGGGCGAACTCCTCTGGGGTCATGCCTATTTTAGCTGTCATTTTACTCCCCACTTAATTCAAATCTTACGGTATATCTCATCTTTTTAGCTCCTCTATCAGTTTCTTGCGGGCCTTAAATCCTTCACCAAAACCTCCCCACTCCCATAGGCTATCATTTTTAATGGCCTCTTCAGCTTCTTCTGTGCTTTCAAATATGAGACAACTTTCGAGATCATTTTCGAGGAATGCCTTATAAGCTTCCCATTCATCGATAGGTTCTGTCGTGAGCTCGCCGTCAGGCAAGAGATAGTCAGCCCTATAGAGCATCGTATCTTCTGGCAGGTCTTTTATAATTGGATAAGCCTCTTCTGCCCTTTTTCGATCGTCACAGAAGAAATTGTCTATGAGATCAGCAACACTACATTTTTCAAATACATATGGCACGTCCATGATTTGCGCTTTCTCCTTACTCCAAACTGTTATGATATTATTATGGCTTACTTCAATTATGTAGATCATTTTTTATCTCCTTCTATGGTCATTGAGCTAATCTCCTATTGTTGTTTTAGCGCTATTTCGTAGTCAGTTATGTAGCGAAAGCAGTGGTATCCGCCCTCCATTTCTATGACTATTGCGGCCCAAGGGCACTTATCATAGGCCTCTTCTTCGGTCTCTACTTCGACAAATAGTTGTTGGTGCATGTTAGATCCTCCGCAGATGTGTCATTAAATCTTTATGTTGAGCGAGATTATTAGGTAAATTTTCATCAAAAACTTCCATACCTAACTTATAGATGTAAAACTGCACCATATCTTTTGCTTCCTGAACGTTACATCCAATTGATTTTAGTCTTTCAAGGGAAAATACCATTTTTCCCAGCGAAGATAGGCCCACTCCTTCAATTTTCAGCTCCCAGGACGCGCACGCATCTGTGAATTGACCTATTGATTTATTAGGGATGAATTTATAACCATGACTGCGCAAATACTCCTCAATTCCTGTTCCTCGCTCTACTTTGATGGTGTCATTGCTGATGTATACATTATTGATCATCATCTCACCTTGCTATCTATTCCTACAAAAACTTAGGCGACTGAATTTCGACTGTATAGCCGAGGTCTTTGATATGCCTGATGTCATGCGAGGTTAAAGTTTTACGACCGACGAGGGTCGTAAACTTCCTCGCTGTGTCACATGCGGGATAGATTGTCTCATTGCCGTATACGTTTTTTATAGTGACCTGGATCACCATGTTTGGGGTAGTGTTTCTTTTTAGTGCTGTAACATTCGTCATTTCATTTTAACCTTGCTGTGTGGCCGCTTGGTTGCTGCTCACAAACTGATAATACGGTATTTTACCGTGTTGTCAACAACTAAATGCGGTATTTACCGTGTTTTTTAAAATGCCGAGCGGGGGGGGAGAAAATATTGTGGGAAAATTGTGTGAAACAAATGGGAATGTTTTGGGAAAGAAAAGTGAAACAAATGGGAATGTTTACTATTTGTTTTACTCGCTATATATAGGGGATGTCCTCCGGGGGTCCTTGCTATAAAGGTATTTCATGCCCCTGGAGGGCACCATGCACTTACCTAGCGTAAGTGGCGTACCTGTGGTCGTTTAGGCACGACCACTGATCAAATCAGGAGACATCAATGCAAAAGATCATGAGTCTATTCCAGCGGGATTACACCGGCAACCGACAGGTTCGCGACGAGGTAGTACCTGGAGCGGAGTGGGTCATTAATGGGGAGGGGATGGCCACCGAAAAATTCGATGGAACCTGTTGTCTGATACATGAGGATGGCCGGCTATACCGCAGATACGATGCTAAAGAGGGCAAAAGCCCACCGCGCGGGTTTATTGCGGCGCAAGATCCTGATCCTGTCACAGGTCATTGGCCTGGGTGGATAGGCGTCAAAGCTGATGATCCGGCAGATGCATGGCACATGGAGGCTATGGCACGTGAGCCATTCCCCCTAATTCCTGGCACCTACGAGCTGGTGGGGCCGAAGATCCAGAAAAACCCGTACAATTTTAACTCTCATAGGCTAATCAAGCACGGCAGCCATTTTCTTCCGAATCTCTCGCGCGAACTACCTAAAAATCCTCGTACGTATACGTTCGAGAGTGTCAAAGAATTGCTAACGACCTACAACATCGAGGGCATCGTGTGGCATCACCCTGATGGGCGCATGGTCAAGATTAAAGCGAAAGATTTCGGGATTAAATGGCCTAGGGATCTGCAAAAATCTCTTCGATAGTCCTCATAGGTCCTCTCTTGTAAAATATAATCGTAAAATGATTACTTTGTTGTTGACAGTAATCACAAAACGATTAGTATGGGTTTGTGAGCAGCAATTAAGCGGCTCAAACAGCAAGGTTAAAGTAAAATGACGAATGTTACAATATCAGACACATACAAAAATCTCCTAACTCATTTACGGATAAATCGCAGTGAACAGAGATCATTAACAACAACTCAGCAGGATACTGTAATCAGACAGTTTATTATCTGGTTATTGAGTGATGATGTACACGGCGTGAGACAGCATTTTAAAAACAGAGAGGGGGATATTGCTAAAAGAATGCCGTGCCTGGATAAAATAATAGCATTCCATCAACAGGAGCTAAGCGGAGAAAATGTATCACACCAAGAATGGGAGGATTGTTTTTTCAACAATAATAGCGGCCCTATTGGTGAATACATAGTCCAAACAGCGCTATATTCTATGGATAATTATAATCCTGATCCTGATCGTAGAGGCTATGATGTGTCAGAAAATATTGCTGAATCGTCCAATTGGGCTGCAATGGCTTTTGGAAACGTGGCGAGATCATCATTAATAGCAGCAGATTTTACTACTACTGCTAAAAACGCTGACGAAGCATATACATCAGCAAAGAGTGAACATTGTAAAGCACAAGTGGAAAAATTAATCAGCTTAATCGGAGCACAATAATATGAAACCTATCAACCACGAAGTAATTTCTACCGAAAATATGACGTATACCCCTCCAAAAGTTCATGTTATATCGTGGATTCCTGGAAATCTAGATAGCCGAGTCGAGGCATTTAAGAAATATAACCATCTGATGCAAGAGCGCTGGAGAGGATCATCACCATCAATATTGGGTAACTACCGTGTTTATAATCCACTCATTAGCATCCCACTCGATGATGTATACTATGATTATTCGAGTAGCGGAATTGCCTGTAGTTTTCACCACTCAACAGAAAATAATGATTTCGCTGATGAAATTTGGTTTGCAGTCCTAAGAAAGGACAGATCAATCAGGTGTGAGGGAATGCCTGGTGAATTGCGTGAGTTGTTGGTGCCTCCTGGTTGGAAATTACTCTACAAATCCCACAGCTTAGAAAATTATCATGCTCATTGGGTGGCTGTACCTACTGAAAAATACGAAGAAGTAATTGCCAAAGAAAAGAAAAACGAGTTGGAACGATACCAAGCACATTTGAAAGAATATCCTCCTCAACCTGAGTGGTGGGATGAGGAATGCAATGGGCTATGGGATCCTACCTCTACCGTTTGTAGGAAGTATCTATGACCAATAAACCAGCAATGACCGGCGCAGAGCTCGCACTATTATGCGTTGAAGCATTTCCAACGCATATCTGGAAACCCGATGCAGCAGCAGCTTTAGGTTACACTCAAAACTATTTTTACGGGTTCCTGAGTGGGCGTCTACCTATCCCGCAGAAGGCAGCGGAATCGATCAGATTAAAACTCAGGGAGATATTGAGGAGCAGGATAATCTACGATTAGGTTGGTTGCGGGGGTAGGATTCGAACCTACGACCTTCAGTTTATGAGACTGACGAGCTACCGGGCTGCTCCACCCCACGGCATTGGCAAGGGAAAGGGAGTCGCACCCCCACCTCTAGATCAGCAAAATCTAGCGAACTCGTTTCCTACCAAAGAGGATGGTGTAAATTATTCTATCCCTTACGCAAATCTGTACACGCCTGACCGGCAAATTGCAAGAGCCTGCTCAGGCCTCAGAACGTCCAGCTGGCGCGGGGTGTAGATGTTGCCGCACTGCGTTCAATATTTCCTGCTTATTCATTTTTTCATTTTTCCCTCTAAATATACTTAGCCCCTAAACACATCAGTACAGCCTGATCATACGGTATCACGTAATGAGGCCTACCGCGTTTCCTCCTGAGCTGCCGTTGTACCCAGTAAAAAACCTTAACCCTTTCTCGGCGGACGTTAATAGGCACATGAATAGTAATTGGTCGATGTGCTACAGTTCCTAGACCCAATAAACCGCTAAAACATTTTATATAATGTTCCTCATATAATTTACCCAACTCCACTTCACTGAGTAACTTCCCCATATCATACCATATTTGATATTATTTGATTTAATTCAAACACTAATACAACCTATTGACGCAAATTACTTATTGTAGATAATCTTTCTTTTCCTGACTCAACAACAGTTTCGATGGTAGAGAACCTAGTCTCGCACCATATACAGCTACGTCTACGTTTTACGGCAGCTGTTTTTTTTATAGCTCTGGTATCGTAAACATGAGTGTGGGGTTTATCACAGTTCGGACAGTTCATCGCATTTTTCTCCGCTTGGTAACACAAAATCTGGCTGTCCACTTATCACACTTGTGAGTATTTGCATCTCTTGTTGCCGTTCTAACTCCCGCTGCGCCCATTCTCTTTCTTCCTCATCTAACTGTTTCGCGAGATCGCGGGCTATTTCACGGGCACGCTGAGCTAGAGCATCTTGAACTTCCCCACCCTTTACGCCTTGTCTTTCTAATTCGTCTCTAATGAGTTTATCAAAATCAGTCACTCCATCGCTAAATATATCATTCACTACTAACCCATGATCTTTCCATTTGGCTTGCCGCTCTAACTCACGCTGTGCCCACTCTTTCTCTTCTTCGTGCCGTGGATTTCTGATGGTCTCTAACATGCTGGATATTTTATAAAGCTCTTGCGATCGATCTGGATACATTTTTTGCAGATAGCTAAACATGAGAGATTTGAGAGTTCCTGCGGCTATGTCCATGGACTTAGCTATGGACTGCTCCCTCTGATCGTAGATGGTTGTATCGTCTAACCTAGATCTGATAAACCTCTCCATTACTTCGGATAGTTCGTTAAATAGGTCTGATTTTCTCATCATTTTTCCTCCTGATTATCTGCCAATGTGCGTATCAATGCATTGATAGCCCGTTGGTTAGCAGAGCTTTTTATTCGCATAAAATTACGGGACACCTCTAAACACATACGTTGATGGATCGTCGGGACAACATTTTCTCCAGGTATTTGATCGTAGAAATAAGAGACCGTTTTATGGAAAACTTTAGCAATCATATACAGCCGTCCAGCGGTAAGGCGATTGGTACCCTTCTCATATTTCTGGAGTTGCTGATGCGTAATACCTATTTTTGCAGCCACCTGATTACGCGATAGGCCACTGATCAGACGTAGTTCTTGGATTCTTGTCCCAATGAACCGATCAATTTCTTCTGCTAATTCGTTTCTTCTTACCATTATTCGTCCTTTAATTTAGAGTAAAACCTATCGAGTTGGTCCAATGCATCGGCCAATGATTCCATTATTCCGGCGTAGATTACACCTACCGCAGGTGATGAATGTTGTTTAAAATCCTTC